CATATCAAAATTTAGGCATAATATGCGCCATACGCATACTAATTTTGAGGCGCAACCCATGAAAACCCCATTGCGATTGGCCAGGGAGCGGCGAAGCCTGACTATTGTTCAGGTTTCTGCATCCACCGGCGTTGATCCCGGAAATCTGAGCAGGATCGAGCGGGGATCCCAAACTCCGTCGAAAGACGTGGCCGAAAAGCTCGCCAAATTCTTCGGGCACGACGTGACGGAAATCCAGATCATTTATCCGGAGCGCTACATGACAGCGATTCCGGCAGAGGCCGCCTAGCCATGCTCTCGGCCGACGATCAGCTTCCATCGTCCGGATCTCCTTTGGGCTCGTTCGATCGCTCATACAGCAGCCGAATGAACTCCCTTTCGACCTGCTCGTCTGTCGGCTCACCGAACTTGGCGCGCGCCAGCGTGATCGCAAGCTGGATGAGTCCGTCGCGTTCAGCTGGGTTCTCGGGCGCTCCGAAGCTAATGCCGACCATCGTGGCCTCCGTCTCAGGAAAGTTTTCGATGTCCGAATCATCGCCTTTTTTTGGATAAGGGGGATCGTCAAATGCGGTCAAACAATATGCCGACGGTTGCGCATCCGGAGCTTCCCCTTGTACGAAAGCCCGCACATGTCGAAGTGTCCATGGAGTTGATCCGGCGCCAGAAGTCGTTCATCAACGCGATCGCGCTATGCACCCAGTTGTCGGGGTTGGACGACAAAGAAATCTACATGACGCTCGGGATCGACGCCGGCCACTGGTCGCGCATCGTGAAGGGAGACGCCCATTTTCCGGTCAACATGATCGATGAGCTCATGACGCTCTGCGGCAACGAAGCGCCGCTGAAGTGGCTGGCCAATAAGCGCGGATACAGCTTGCAGTTGCTCAAGACCGAGGCCGAGAGACGCATCGAGGATCTTGAGTTCCGGCTCGAAAAAGAGACCGAGCGCCGCCAGTGGGCGGAAGACCTTGCCGTAAAGAGGGGATAGCCATGCGAACCGCCGTCCAGGAAACCAGTATCGACGCCTTTTACCTTCACCGTGGCGCGGGCAAATCTGCCCAGCAACGGGAGCGCGTCCTCGAATTTATCGCGTCCCGCGGTGGCGATTGGAGCATCGGCGAGATCGCCCGCGCTCTCGGCCTGGAGAAGTCAACCGTCAGCGCGCGCGTCAATGAGCTGGTGAACGAGACGCGCGACCTGGTTGAAAAGCCCAGGCGCAAGGATCGCGTCAGCGGAATCACCGTGCGGCCCGTCGGGCTTCCCATGGTCGGGCAGCAAAACCTATTTTGATCCAACAAAAAACAACAAGGAGCCGCGCGCGATGCGTGATTATTCGAAGGTTTCGAGTGGGTTCTGGACCGGAAAAACCGGTCGATCGTTACGCGGTGATATGCAAACTCAGATCGTCGCGATGTACCTGATGACCTCGCCTCATTCGAACATGATTGGGGTTTTTCATTGCCCGATTTTGTACATTGCGCACGAAACCGGAAGCCCCTTAGAAGGGGCTACAGAGGGGCTTAAAAAACTCATTCAAGGGGGTTTTTGCACCTACGAAGAGGACTCCGAAACCATCTGGGTTCACCAAATGGCCAATTTCCAGATCGGAGAGGCTCTGAAGGCTTCCGATAACCGGGTAAAAGACATCCGCAAGCAGTTCGAAAACCTTCCCGAGGGCCGCATAAAGACTGAGTTTTTCAAGAAATACGGCAAGGCGTTTCACCTCGAAATTAGTAAGCCCCTTGCAAGCCCCTCCGAAGCCCCTCCGAAGCCAGAAGCAGTAGCAGGAACAGAAGCAGGAGAGAGTGGAGGCCCTTCGCCCGGCGAAGACCCTCCGCGCGCTCCCTCGCCGTCTCCGACGATTGCCGGGGCAATCTGCAAAGCGATCAGGGCCGAGGGGATCGGATCGGTGAGTCCGTCGAATCCGACATTCCTCGGGCTGATCGAAGCCGGAGCGACGCCCGAGATTTTCGTCGACGTCGCACGACTTGCGAAGGAGCGAAACATCCTGACCTTTGCCTACGTCCTTGCAACCGTTGCCGGGCAGATCGAAGACGCTGAAAAATGCCCTGCCAAACCAAAGCGCGAACAACCCGAAACGGTGGACTACTGATGATCGGCAACGCTCAAATCCTCAATGCCCGGGTTCATGGGAAAACTCCGGCGCACGTCTGGGTTCACGTCCTGGACACCCAGCCGGATTACTGGACGGCTCAGGACGCTCGCGAATGCATCGCGAACGGCTTTCGCGCCCAGATCCTCGTGCTGCCCACCGAGAGCGTCTCGGGCCTCGATCTTGCGATCCTTAAGGGCCTCGTGGTGCACGTCCAGGGCGAAAACCACGAACGGTGCATGGCGGTGCTCAATCGCTGCAAGCAATACGCTGACCGCGTGCTCTACGCGCCGAGCCACGGCGGTTTCATTGATACGGGGGTCGAGAATGCAGTCGCCTAACGTCATCCCGGACGACATCGACTTTGCGGCCTACTACCGCGCAACCCGAGTTGATCGCATCATCGTCAAGGCTCAGGACTGGGCCTATGACCTCGGAGAGCGCGCCGATAAAGGGCACGTCGTCCAGGGCGCGAAGCTGCCGTGGAAGAAAACCCATGACGACATCGGGTTCGCTCCGGGTGATCTTTCGGTATGGGCCGGGATCAACGGCCATGGGAAATCGACGCTCCTCCTCCAGGTTTGCAATCACTTCATTGCCCAAAACGAGCCGGTATGCATCGCATCCCTCGAAATGCCCATCGTCGAAACCTTGTACATGATGGCCTGCCAGACCGCTAGGTGCGAGCCGAGCAAGGATTTCACGGGCAAGTTTCTCGACTGGTGCGGCGATCGCCTCTGGCTGCTGAACCAGAAGGGCGCAGTGAGCCAGGATGCCATCCTTGGCGCGATCAAATGGTCTGCCGAGCATCGCGGCATCAAGCACTTCGTGATTGACAACTTGATGATGGTGACGGACGGCGAATCTGGCGAGCGCGCCATGAACAGCCAGAAGACGTTTATCGAAAACCTTAAGCGCGTAGCCGACGACTGCCAGATGCATGTCCACCTCGTGCACCACGTCCGCAAGGGCGACAGCGAAGGCGACCGTCCAGGGAAGTTCGACCTCAAGGGGTCTGGCTCGATCGCTGATTTGTCCGATCAGGTGTTCATCGTCTGGCGCAACAAAAAGCGCGAGGCGTACATGCAAAACCCTGCAAATCCTCACAACGAGGAGATTCACCGACAGCCGGGCGCCGCGCTGGCAGTTGTTAAGAATCGGCGGGTGGGTATTGAAAAGTCTTACTCGCTCTGGTTTCACCGTGTCTCGCGCCAATTCTGCCCGACAGACGCAGGAATGCCGTTTGACATAACGATGGGTGGGCTATGACACACAAACACGGCCCCGTCTATGACAACTCCTGCCCTGAGTGCCAGGTTGCTGCGGTACTCGCCCGGCGCCCGTCTCTCATCCTGCAACGTGCGCACATCGAGTATCTGGCGAAGTACCACGGCGTGAACCGTGACGAGCTCATTGCGAGATTGAAAAATGAATAAGCGCACATTCATCCTTGCCCACGACTTAGCCCGTCAGACAGCGTTACAGGCCGTTAAAGACGCGCCTGATGGGTACGCAGTCATCGTGCAGGAACGGGCTCGGACGCTGGATCAGAACGCCAAGTTTCACGCGATATGCAGCGATTTGGCGAAATCAGGTATTGAGTGGGCGGGAAGGCAACGGACGCTGCTGGAATGGAAGGTACTACTGGTATCGGGCCATGCCGTGGCTACAAACACGCCAGCAGAGATTGTTCCGGGGCTTGAGGGTGAATTTATCAATCTTCGGGAAAGCACCGCAAACATGGGGAAAAAGCGCGGCTCAAGCCTGATTGAATATTCCCTTGCTTGGTGCGCCATGCATGACGTTCGACTGAAGGAGGCGGCATGATCCCCAAGCCGATCCGCTGGCGATCCCCTGCCCACAGGCGCAACGTTGCGTCCCTTGCTTGCATTGCCTGTGGTGTACCTGGAATGACTCAGGCAGCCCACAGAAACGAAACCAAAGGATTTTCAATAAAAGCCTGCGACAGCCAGCTAATGGCCCTCTGTATCGACTGCCATACCGCAATTGACCAAGGCGGCAGGATTGCCAAGGAAACCCGCAGGGAAGTCGAAAAGGCTTACGTCAAGGCAACCAGAGCCAAGTTAATCCAAGCCGATAAGTGGAGTTTCGACGCTGAACTTGCTTACAACCGGTGGATGAAATGAGTTTTGGCAAGCGATACCAGGCACTAGGAAGGCTCAAGCGCGGCGAAAGAAACAAGACCGAAGCCGCCTATGAAGCGTTCCTGTTGCAGCAAAAGGCAGTCGGGTTGATTCAGGATTACTGGTTCGAGGGCGTGAAACTCCGTCTAGCCGATAACACATTCCTGACAATCGACTTTGCAATCCTCGGGGCAGACGGGAGGATTTCCCTGCACGACACGAAAGGCGCACCCCACCTGATAACGGACACGGCGAAGGTAAAGCTGAAAACAGTTCGGGAAGTCTACCCGTTCGACATATTTATCGTCACGCCCAGAGCAAAAAAAGACGGGGGTGGCTGGAATCTGGAAGAGATATGAGCGATTACGAACAGTGGGAACGTGGCGATCCATTCGAAGTAGTCGCAAGAAGGGAAGCAGTCGCCCAGAGAAAAGAACATTAATGCGGCCTATGCATCCACAAGCGGATCGTGTTCGGCAAACATGGGGAGGTGGAATTCAAATGCACGTTCAGCAAACAGCACTACGGCACCAGGTGCGAACACTACCGGTCGGAGGGGAAATGACTCAGGATGAGAGCGAGCAAATTGAGGAGCTGATCCTCGTTTGGTATTACTGGTCCAAAGCGCACCGCGAGCAATTGAGCTACAGCCGAGTATCACCTGGCTTCGAGCATGCCCAGACCCACGATGTCTATGACGACAACGACGACCGTGATGCAAAGCTCAATCGGTACAACGCAGAGCAGGTCGATGTCTGTCTGAATACCCTGGACGTGCTCCTGCGCGCTGCCGTCGGCCTTCACGCTGCCAACAAGGCGGCAGGCGCCAGCGTGTTCAGTTCGCCCAGGCTGACGCGCGAGGAGCAGCACGCCATGTACAAGGTGGCCAAGGAAGCGCTCCTGCCCATGTTGCGAAAACGCCTCCTGATCCGCGACGTATGTTGATCCGACCCAAATCCTGTTGCAAAATCGCGGCAAGTGGGGAGAGTTGCCCCCAAAATTTCTGCAAGCCCCGCAAATCGTGGGGCTTTTTGCATTTCTACGGAGCAAATCATGGCCCTAGCCGATACCATCGCTGCCGATCAAGCCGCTGTCGCAACCGCTCAGGCTGCGCTCGACGCGGCCAACGCTCAGCTTGCCGCCGACCAGGCGCAACTTGCGGCGGCTCAACCCCATCTCTCCCTCTGGCAGGAAGTCGAGGCCTACGCAGCCACGATTGGCATCGAGGCAGAAGCCGCCATCAAATCCTTCTCCGACCGCGCAAAGGCGCTCCTCGGTCTGTAACCCTTGTCTCCTCCCTGCCTTTGGGCAGTTTCCCGGCCCTGAGAAATCTCGGACGGGCTTTTAATTCTCGGGGCTGCCATCTTTACCCTAAGCGTCAGAGCGGACATCAAGAAGGTGGCCCGCTCGCTCGACGCCCTGGCGAAAAAGCAGCTCCCGTTCGCGACTGCGCAGGCCCTGACCGCTACCGCCAAGAACGTCCAGGCAGCGGAAGTGGCCGGCATGGTCAAGATGTTCAAGTCGCCCAGCCCGTTCACGCGCAAGTCTGTGCGGGTGCAGGCAGCTCGCAAGAGCAACCTCGAGGCAAAGGTGTTCGTCATGGACACTGCGGCGAAGTATCTCGCCCCGTACGAAACCGGAGGGGTTCACAAGCTCCCATCGCGCGCGCTCCTCAACCCGAAAGACATTCGGCTGAATCAGTATGGGCAACTGCCCAGGGCGACGCTGGCGCGTCTGAAGGCGCGTCCGGACATCTTCATTGGCAAGGTGAAGACGGCGCATGGAACGATCAATGGTGTATGGCAGCGCTCGACAGTCAAGCCGCTGATCAGCAATGGCAAGCGCTTGCGCAAGGCCAACCAGACCGGCAGGCTCAAGCTCCTGATCCGGTTCGGAGATGCACTGCCAGTCAAGCACCTATGGAACTACCGCGCCATCGCCCGCAAGGTGGTGTCCGACACGTTCCAGAAGGAAATGACCAAGGCCATAAACGCCGCGATGGCGACCGCGCGATAGAGGGACACCCTCCCGCCCAGGGATGGTCATGCGCTGGATGGTCTGCCCAAACGATGGTCAAAACCCAATGGGTCCTTCCCGGACCCTTTAGCCACGCGGGCATTGCGCACCGCGATTAACGGCTAGCTATGAAACTTTTAGATTAGGTTAACAGGCGTCCCTTGGAACTACTTTCCCTGACCCAGTTCGCGGTGCTGCACGGCGTGAGCAAGCCTGCTGTCACGAAGTGGAAGAAGCGCGGCCTGATTGTCTTTGAGGGAGATCAGGTAAACGTTGAAGCGTCGAATGCCGAGCTTAAAAAGTACCGGCGCGACAGCCCGGTTAACTCAAAGGTTAACCAGACCAAACAGTTAACCGTTCGGCCTGGCGAGACGGCGGCCGATGCTGCCGATCGGGTTCTCCTCGCCTCCGGCGCGGAAATGGATCTCGAAGAAGCGCGTCGGGTAAAGGAAAACTACCTGGCGCTGCTCAACCAGCTCGAATACGACCAGAAGTCTGGCCTGGTGGTTCCGGTCGAGGATGTGGCCAGGGTGGCGGATAGCAAGTTCGCGAAAGCGCGAACCCGGCTTCTGGCGATCCCCGCTGAACAGTCGCCACGCCTGCACCGTCTCAAGACGGTCACTGAAGTACAGGACGCCTTGCAGGAAATCATCACCGAGGCATTGGAAGAGCTGACGCAACATGGGGGACGCTGACCACCGGTACGCCCGAGGGTTGCGCGCGCTTGAGCAAAGGCTGGAGGAAGGACTGCGCAAGAACCTGCAGCCGCCCCCGAAGCTGACGATCAGCCAGTGGTCCGAGCGGTACGCGGTGCTGTCCAAGGAAACGAGTGCCCAGACGGGTCGGTTTCGGGCTTTCCCGTACCAGACCGGCATCATGGACGCGATCTCGGATCCGGCCGTCACCACGGTGACAGTGAAGAAATCGGCCAGGGTTGGGTACACGAAGATCCTGGACCACGTGGTCGGGTACTACGTTCACCAGGATCCGTCGCCGATCCTGATGGTGCAGCCGCGGGTTGAAGACGCAGAGGATTACAGCAAGACGGAAATCGTGCCGATGTTGCGCGATACCCCTGTTTTGTCGGTGCTGGCCGGCGACATGAAGGCGAAGGACAGCAACCAGACGATTCTTAAAAAGGTGTTCCAGAACGGGTCAAGCCTGTCCCTGGTGGGAGCGAATAGCCCCGGGGGCTTTCGCCGGATCACTGCTCGGGTGGTGCTGTTTGACGAAGTTGACGGCTACCCAACGGGCGGCGCCGGCATGGAGGGCGATCAGATTGCCCTGGGCACAAAACGGTCTGAGACCTTCTGGAATCGCAAGATAGTGGTTGGATCAACCCCTACGGTCAAAGGCCTGAGCCGGATCGACCGGAGCTGGGAGGAGTCTGACCAGCGTCGGTATTACGTGCCGTGCCCCCACTGTGGGGAATTCCAGCCGCTCGAGTGGGGAGGGCCGGATACACCCCACGGATTCAAGTGGGACAAGGACGAGGATGGCAACGGCATCCCAGAGTCGGTGTATTACATCTGCCGGGAAAGTGGCTGCATCATCCACGACGTCGACAAGCCGGAAATGGTTGAGGCGGGAGAGTGGAGGGCGTCGAAATCCTTCAACGGGCACGCCGGATTTCATATCTGGGCGGGGTATTCGCTATTCCCCAATGCGTCATGGGTGAACCTGGTCGCTGAGTGGCTGCGGGTCAAAGATGATCCGCTGGCGCGTCAGACGTTCATCAACCTGGTGCTTGGCGAGTGTTATGAGGACCGGGGCGAAAAGGCGCTGAACGAGACGAAACTGGTCTCGCGTTGCGAGGTATGGCCAGGCGAAGTGCCGGACGGGGTCGCTGTGATCACGGTCGGGGTCGACACCCAGGACGATCGTTTCGAGATCGAGGTAGTCGGCTGGGGCCGCAACGAGGAATCATGGTCGATCGACTATGAAACCATCGAGGGCGACCTGGAGACGCCGGATCCATGGTTGAGGCTTGACGCCCACCTGAAACGGACCTGGCATCGCGCTGACGGCCACGGATTCACGGCGATGGGCGCCTGCATCGATTCGGGCGGCCACCATACGCAGAAGGTGTACGACTTCGCGAAGGATCGCATCGGGCGCCGGATCTGGGCGATCAAGGGCGAGTCAGCCGCCGGAGGGAAGCGTTCCCCGGTCTGGCCGACCAAGAAGCCGAGCCGAAAGACGAAGGCAAGTTACCGCCCGATCATCCTCGGGGTGAACGCGGCGAAGGATTCGATTCGCGGGCGACTGCACATAGAGACACCGGGCCCGGGGTATATGCACTTTCCCGCGGACAGGGACATCGGGTATTTCGCGCAGCTCACCAGCGAGCGATCGATCAGGAAGCAGGCAAACGGGCAATTCTTCCGGGTGTGGGAATTACCCCCTGGGCGCGCCAACGAGGCGCTGGATTGCCGGGTGTATGCCTACGGCGCGTTGTGCGGATTGCTGCACTTCGGGCTGAAGTTGAATATCAAGGCCGACCAGATCGTCGGTGCCGAGGCTCCGCCTGAGCCGGAGCCAGTCGTTGAAGACAAGCCCGCATGGGTGCCGGGGCTGCAGAAGACCCCGGCGATCATCGAGCAACCAGTGAAAAAAACTCTCGCCAGTCGCCTGGCATAGGACCTGACCCATGTACAACCCGAGCACCAGCATCCTGGCTGGCATGTCGACGGATGCGCTGCGCGCGGCACTCGCCAGTGCCCAGCAGGCGTACCTCGAACTGTCGACCGGTGCGAAGGTCCAGACGGCGGTGTACACGCAAGGTGATGGAAACCGGAGCGTGACGTTCACACCCGCCAACCTCGGCGCGCTGACCGCGCTGATTAAGCAATTGCAGGCGCAGCTCGGGATCGTTCGCCGCGGGCGCCGGCCAATCGGGTTCAGGTTCAACTGATGGACGCACCTGTTCAGATCCTCGACTCGTCGGGTAACCCGATGCAGCCAAAGCGCAGCCGCGCCTCGATGCTCGTGGGTGGCGGAAACGCGCCGTACGACGCCGCGGATGTCTATGGCGCGCACATGGCAGAGTGGAGGCCGTATCTGTGGTCGCCTGACGGCGAGCTCAACATGTACCGCGACCGCATCGTGTCGCGTGTGCGCGACCTGGTGCGCAATGACGGATGGGCGAGCGCTGCGGTAACGCGCACGCTGGACAACGTCATTGGCGCGGACTTCAGGCCGGTGGCAAAACCTGATTATTTTGCGCTTGCCGCGATGACCGGCAACAAGGCGTTCGATCACGTCTGGGCTGATGAATTCGGCCAGGCGATCGAGGCGCGCTGGCGCAGTTGGGCGAACGACCCGGGCCGCTACTGCGATGCGCAGCGCAATCTGACCGTCGCGCAGCTCATGCGCCTGGCGTTTCGCCACAAGCTCATCGATGGCGATGCCCTGGCGATGCTTCTCTGGCTTCCCAGTCGCGTCGGTATCGGTCGTGCTCAGTATGCGACGACGGTGCAGATCATCGATCCGGATAGGCTGTCGAACCCGCAACTGCGCTTCGACCAGATGGTCATGCGCGGTGGCGTCGAAGTGGACGAATACGGCGCCGCGGTGGCGTATCACATCCGGAGGGCCCACCAGGGCGATTGGTTCAGCGCTGCCCAGGCAGTGCATTGGGACCGCGTTCCTCGTGAAACGGACTGGGGCCGGCCGATCATCGTCCACGACTATGACCATGACCGGGCGGCGCAGCACCGGGGCGGGGCAGGGATCCTGACGCCAGTCCTGCAGCGACTGAAAATGCTGATTAAGTACGACGGCACGGAGCTCGACGCATCGATCATCAATGCGATCTTCGGGGCGTACATCGAGAGCCCGTACGATCCGTCGCTCGTCGAGGAAGCCCTGGGCGAGGGTGATTCTCTGAATGCCTACCAGGAGGAACGGGTCAATTTCCACAAGGACCGCAAGATCAGCATCGGCGAAGCCCGCATGCCGATCCTGTTCCCAGGCGAGAAAGTGACATCGGTAACGGCATCGCGCCCGAATTCGAATTTTGCAGAATTCGAGAACGCGATGCTGCGCAACGTGGCAGCTGGCACCGGGATCTCCGCCCAGCAGATCAGCCAGAACTGGTCGGATGTGAACTATTCCAGCTACCGGGCCGCGATGCTCGAGGCCTGGAAGACGCTCAGTCGTCGGCGTACGGACTTCGCGCATGGCTTCGGTCAGCCGATTTACTCGGCATTCATGGAGGAATCCATGGAGGTCGATGATCTTCCGTTGCCTGCTGGCGCTCCCTCGTTCATGGAGTGCCGCGTGGCATACGCCCGGGCGAAGTGGATGGGACCCGGACGTGGATATGTCGATCCGGTTAAGGAAAAACAAGGCGCGATTCTTGGCATGGACGCCTGCCTGTCGACGCTCGAGCACGAGACCGCAGAGCTCGCTGGCGCTGACTGGCGCGAAATGGTCGGCCAGCGCGCCATCGAAATCAAACTATTCAAGGATCACGACATCCCGCTGCCGAAATGGGCTGCAGGCGATGACGCGACCGACGTGAGCAAGGAGCCAGAAGCAGCATGAACAACGTCCTGCCCCGGCTCGGCCAGCGCATGTTCAATACGCCGATCGCAATTCATCCGCGCAAGGCCGAGATCGTGATCGCAGCGCTCGCCGATCGTCTCGGGATCAGCCAACTAACGAATCTGGGTGGCCAGGTGATCCCGATGGCGTTCGACCAAGACGACGGGCAATCCTCCCGCGGCCGGAACCCCCGCGGCGGCTATGACGTCGTTGGAGGGGTGGCGATCATCGAGGTGCAGGGCACGCTCGTGCAGAAGCTCGGGACCCTGCGGCCCTACAGCGGCATGTCGGGCTATGACGGGATCCGCCAGAACTTCCTGATGGCGCTGACCGACCCCGACGTCGAGGCGATCATGCTCGACGTCGATTCGCCTGGTGGCGAGGTCGCCGGATGCTTTGACCTGGTGGACACGATTTACCAGGCGCGCGGTGATAAACCGATCTGGGCAATCTTGAACGAGTCGGCATATTCGGCTGCCTACGCGATCGCGAGCGCTGCCGATCGGATCGTCGTGCCGCGCACCGGCGGTGTGGGAAGCATCGGGGTGATCTGCGCGCACGTGGATTTTTCCAAGGCCCTGACCTCGGCCGGCATCAAGGTGACGTTTATCACCTACGGCGACCGCAAGGCCGACGGCCATTCCGAAATCCCGCTTTCTGACGAGGCATATGAGCGCTTCCAGGCGGACATCAATCAAATGGGCGAGCTGTTTGCACAGACGGTCGCCCGCAATCGGGGCATCAAGGCGGACAAGGTGCGAGAGACGCAGGCGGCGACCTACATGGCAGCCGATGGCGTTGCTCAAGGCTTGGCCGACGAGGTCATGGCGCCAGATGCGGCGTTTCGTGCGTTATTGGCCGAGCTGGCCACTTAATTACTGAGGAATCTTCATGAAACTTTCAAAAATTGCAGGCGCTATGTCTTTTGCGCATTTGCTGGGGCTGGCATCGGCGAAAGCTGAAGATGACCAGGACAAAAAAGACGACGAAAAAGCCAAGCGCGCCGATGAGGACGACGGCGACGCACAGCGCGAGGATGAGTCCGACGAGGACTACGCCAAGCGCATGGAAGACAAGAAAAAGGACGACGAGGACGAAAAGGCCGAAGGCGACGATCCTGAGAAAAAGGACGACGAAGAGGGCGACGACGACGAGAAAGACGTCAAGAAGTCCAAAAAAGCCCAGGACGACGAGAAGGTGCGCAAAGCAGAACGCGCGCGCTGCGCAGAAATCCTCGCCCATGGCATTGCTCAGGGTTGCGTGCGCCAGGCCGGTGTGTTCGCGTTCGACACCGACATGACCTCGGCCCAGGCGGTCAAGGCGCTCCAGGCATCCGCCCAGGACGGCCCGGCGCGCTCGAACGGATTGCGCGAACGCATGTCCGCTGTCCGCATCCCCAACGTCGGAGCTGACGGCGGCGCGCCCGCTGCTGACCCGACCGACCCGAAGTCCAAAGCGCTTGCAATTGTCGAAGCCGGCAAGAAGCGCCGCGGCGAAATTTAACCCCCAACGAAAGGAACGACCATGACTCTTACAGTCAACACGATTGGGGACAACCCCCAACAGCCCGGCATCTATGCCGAAACCTACGTACCCGATCAACTGATCGCGGGTAACGCCAAGCTGGTTTCGGCGGCCGTGACCTTCGTTTCCGGCCAAGTGCTGGCGCGTGGGTCGGTCGTCGGCGTGATCACCGCCTCGGGCAAGTATGCCCTGTCGCTCTCGGCCTCCTCGGACGGTTCGCAGACTCCCGTCGCGATTGTTGCCGACGCGGTTGACGCGTCAGCCGGTGACGTGACTGGCGGCGTGTATCTCGCGGGCGAGTTCAACGCGAACGCGCTCACGCTCGGAACCGGTATCACCCTCGCCGCGGCGACAGCAGCTCTTCGCCCCCTCTCCATCTGGATCAAGTCGGCCATCGTGGCCAGCGATCCCACCTGAACCTAGCACCTCAATAAAAGGACCCGCTTCGGCGGGTTTTTTTATTGGTGCGCGTCGAAACCGGAGCCATCATGACCGCAACGAACAACACCTTTGTGTATGACACAAACACCCTCATTCAGGTTGTCCCCAACCTGAAGCGAGCCCAGAAATTCCTGCTCGACACGTTTTTCCCGAATATCGTCATGAGCGATTCGGAATTCGTGAGCATCGACGTTGACGTCGGTATCCGCCGCATGGCCCCCTTTGTCTCTCCCCTGGTGGAAGGCAAGCTGGTCGAACAGCGTCGGATCCAGACGAACGTTTTCAAGCCCGCCTATCTTAAGGACAAGCG